ACTTGCTCTATCTTTTCCACCCATGGTACCATTCAAATAAGCTGTATCAAAAGAAGCTGTATTTGTAAGTCTAAGAGTATGTTTTAATTTGGTTAAATCGGTAAAAGTACCGCCTGTATATAAGTCTTTAAGTCTTGTTTCATCAAAATGAAATAATAAACGACTATATTTTTGTTCACCAATAGCACCACCATAAAATAGTTCAGATACTGGGTTTAAACCAGTATTTACGTCTAGGTTACTAACGATTGTATTATTTTTATCAAAAAAGGTTCTAATTACCATGGTTATTTGTTTTACTATAAATATATAGCAGCCTACTAATTGATACGAATGTTTTTTGAAAGCATAGATTTTTCCAAATCGTCAGCTTTGGTTTTGAATATTGCTATAGATTGTTTGTTTCCATCTGAGGTCAAATCAGTTGGAAAGTTTCCACTTCCATTATGTACGTGGTTAAACAAAGCTTCTTTCATAAGAATCAAATACTGCAATAAAACATCACCAAATGGCAATTGATGAGCTTGGTCTAGGATATTCGCCAATTCATCATCACTAATCAAATTATCTTGATTTGTTATATTGAACCTAGGGCTACCATCAGCATGTGTTATAAGATTTATTTTACTGGCCACAATGTTGGTAACTGAACCTCTTAGTTCATCTTGATTATTGGTTTTGGGTACAACAATCACATCATTTTTAATTTGAATGTAGCTTTGTGTTCTGGTATTGAATTTAAAAGAATAAGGATTGTTATCATTAGGTTTAGATGTTTCAAATTTACCAGCTCTAATAACAATCTCATTATTTTTTTGAGTTATATCAGTATTGTACCTACCTTGAATAGATATGTCGTGTGGTTCTGGAAAAACACCGTTTAGTTCTGGTATTAGTTTTGGATTTTTAGCTGGGTAGGCTGGAGCAAAAGTAAAACCAGCCAAAGCTGAAAATTCGAATGGGTCTCTATCTAGTAATGGTAGTTGTGAAATAATTGGGCCTATGTAAAGTCTATCTACATGTTGTTGATAATCACTAAACACAAAAATAAGCACGGCCTCACCAATTTTAGGTGTTACTGACAAATGTTTAGGTAATAATGGAAAACACCATGGTAAATCTATGTCTAATTTGCCATCATCAGCACCTTGAGACTTTGGACCTTTGATATGAACTTTTATTCTACCAAGACCCATATCTTTTTTAGGACCAGAATTATGTTCAATTTCTTTAACAATACCTATTCTTATTTTTGGTGTTATGTTTATTTTGTCATATAAACTTTCTTCGTTTCTTTCTGCTTTATTAGTGCCCACTGTTTACCCTTTTAAATATTATTTTATGTGCTCTTTCATATTTTATTTGTAATTCTTCCATCTTATCATAATCTTTAAGCATTTTTAATTTCAATGCTTCATAATCGGCTTCCATTTGTTTAATCTCAAAAAGAATTTCATTATTTGATTTGTTTTCTAAATCTTCCATGATTTGTGTTTTTATTATCTTATTATACCATCACCAATACCCATAGCCGTTGTAGCACCTTGTGATACAACTGGTCCAAGTGGTGAAGCACCAACGGTTGATACAGCAATACCAGGTTGAATAACAACATCAACTCTGGCTTCGTTTAATATTGCATCAATAATTCCTTGAATTCTAATCACCTCCATAGCCTCTTCCGAGTTTGGACCATCGGCGAAAACATCACCAACAACTCTACCAGAATTGGATTGTTTGCTAATAATTTCAGCAGCGATGCTTTGTGCTGAAATACCAGGACGTAATTTAGCACCAATCATAATCAACGGTGGTGGCAATGGTTCAACTGGTATTTGTGGTATTGAAAAGGCACTTAAAATTATATTTAAAACACCATTTATTGACGATAAATTAAACCCAGAAATTGGGATTGGTTTTGAATCTGACATTATATTAAATTTTCTAAAATTTTCTTTATTGTGTCTATTGGTATACCAGCAAGACTTTGTAATTGTGCCAATTTGTTGACGGCTTTTTCTTTTTGTCTTTTTGCAATTGCTTCGGATACCAAAGAAGATATTTCTTTTAAAGCTATTGTCAATAAAATTTTAATCAATTCTTCAGCGATAGCTTTCATAATTGAATTCATTAGATTTTTATTTTTTTTGATAAAATCTATTGCATCAGTAAATGTAGATGTTGGACCATAAACTATTTTATAGTTTATAACAAAAGAAAAAATAATCTTTGGTGATAAAAAAATATTTACAATAGATTTTATCATACTGCTAATAATCTGTTGTATAAAACCCAATTTTACAGTGGGTATATCAATTTTGCTAGGTATATTTAAAGCACTTAAATTAGCCATTTTATTCAAGTTACTGGTTAAGGCATCTTTCTTTTCTAGCAATGTAGTTGCAAACGACATATCAGTATTAAAATTGGTTAGGCTATCAATTGGCACACTTGATGGAACTTTATTAGCAACGTCAACCGTAATAGAACCTTTTTTTCTATTCAAAGCTTCTATTTGATTTGCATAAGTTTCTTCTTTGGTAAATGAAAACGCAGAATCACCAATAGGGTTTTTATTTACGTTATTAACCATTTTATCAACAATGTTATTTATCTTGGCTTCACTCTCCAATTGTTTTAAAGATTTACCAATTATTGAAGAAACAGAACCGTAAATAATATCCATTATTTTGTTAACAATATTTTCGGTGTTTAATAATGTTAAACTATCTATAAAATCATTGTTAAGGTCAGTAAGGGTTTTACTGTTGTAAGTTGAGTGTGCCTTGATTGTAAGTGTATTATTTGGGTTGCCACCAGTACCCAAAGAATTAAATGTGATATCAAATATGTTACGCCATGTATATGTGCTACCATCATCTTGAATCACGCCGTATAAGAAAGTGTTAAAATCTGAGCTGTTTGTTAGTGGGGTTGTAACATCATTATAAAGTAATTTACCACCAACAGAATTTGGGTCTGTTCTTAAAACATCCATAAAATCAATCTTATGAACTTCAATTACTATACCGCTACCAGTAGATTGTATCCATGTTGGTAAGTGTGGGTCAACACCACAACTTACGATTGTTTTAAGCTCTACTTTTAAGACTTTTTTTATTTGACGTTCAATTTTTGGTATTGATTTAGTCAACGTATCAACAACGGCACTAACCAAGGCTTGATAACCAACTAAAGATTTAATAAGGTCGGTAAGAAAAGTGATAGAATCACCACCATTATTAATTGATGGTAATGATGAGCTAAGCTTTAATTTTGGTAACCCTTGTGTTAAAGTTTTAGCAGCCGCTATTTTTCCAAATACCTTTTTTTTCTTATCAATTATAGCCATGATTAATCGGTGTTGGTTTCGTTATCAGTTTTATCCTTTCTAAGCATTTCTCTAATTGATTTAAAATCACTAAGTGATGCTGTTCCGTTACTCCTATTAGAAATAGCTGTATCAACATCACCACGACTTTTAATGATATCACTTTGTAGTTTGGCCAATTCTAATTTAACCCTAATAGCAGAATCCTTAACTTTCAAAAGACCAGCTTTTTCTTTGACAATCTTTGTTAAGTCATCCACATCGGTTGGGGTGGCACTTGCAGATAATTCATTTATGGTCTTTTGAGCATCATTAATTTGTAAACAAGCATCGTTATAGGTTTCTTGCATAAGACCCTCTAATGACTCTGTATCGTTTACTTTTACGTCTTGTTTTTTCTTTCTTGGCATAAATTTGTTTTACTATAAATACCTTGAAAACTAGTTTTATTGCGGTTTTCTATAAACCATGATTTTTTAATAGGTCATAAAGTCCCTTGTATCGTTTCATAGCCAATCGAATATCTTTGGTTGACAAATTGGTATAGTTTCTCATGGTTTCTAACACGGAATTTTTATTATACTTGGAACCACCATTCATTGATTCAAAGGCTGTCTCCCAGTTTTCAAGAATTTCTATTAAGGCGTACCCTACTTTCTTCTCATTATCACTTAATTTTTTTTTCGGTAGTTGGTTTTCATCGTTTAATTCTTCTTTGATACCATCAGTAACTTTTTTAATGAAACTATCCATTGAAAAAGAATCCTCATCCATTATATAAGTTAAATCACTTCTTTCTTCTAAATCTTCTGAAACATCCTCATAAGAAGATGTTTGCCTCATGTATTTCTCATCTTTAATAAGTAACCCTAAAATATAGTTTTTACTTATGGTACCAAAATAAGAATAAGCTTTTTTTCCTCGTCCTATCTCAAACTTATGTACTTTTGTCATTAAGAAAGATACGGTGTCACTATGAAGTCCATCAAACGTTTCGCCCTTTCTATATAATTTATACCTTCTAATAATCGATTCAATCATTTTATCAAGTGGTGCTTTTAACCACTCGTTAAAAATTTGATTCCTTTCTATTTCGTCTGTTGACTCTAAAAATTTAACAACGGCTTCTTCTTCGTCTGGACCAAAATACATTTCGTTAGTTCTTTTGCGTCCTCGTTTAATCATTTAAGCTGTTTGTTCAATATACGTTATTTTTCTATCTTTAGCAAAGTAGTATTCTTTTTTAGCCTGTGCTAACCACCATCTAGCTTCTGTAGGGTTAAGTGTTTGGTTATAAGAAGAAAACAATGAATTTGGTCTTTGGTTAACATGTTTATATCCAAATCTTGGAATAACCATTGTTTTAACAGCTTTAAAAGTCATACGTAATAAAAACTCATAAATAAAAGTTAATTTGATACTTGATTTAAACCCTCCGAATGTTTCATACACTGATTTTTTCATTACCATACCATCAATATTAAAGTTTTGGTAAGCCAATAAAGCGTTGTTATCCAAAATACCTAATTCATCTGAAAAACTTTGAGCCCAAACGGCTTCATTGGTAAGACCAATAAATTGACCTGTAGCATCAACATCTACAACGATAGGCATAAAGATTTCAACATCGGTATGAGCCGCTCTGTATTTAATAACATTTTTAAACCAAATGTTTGCATATTCATCATCAAATTCTAAGATGCTAAACCAATCCGATTTAGAAGTTTTCACACCAAAATCAACTTGACTAGGAAAGTCAGTTTCGCCATCGTTTTCAGCAATTGTTATGTTTGAAGTAAAATCACCAAAATCTAGTGATTTGACATAAGTGGCTACTTCGCTATCTTTAGGTACCACAATAACCAATTCGTCTGGTCTTACTATTTGTAGCTTAACGCTTTCTACTGCGTTATTAAAAAGCGTTTTAGTTTCATCGTTCAATTCGTGCACTGGTAGTATTACGCTAATGTCAGTTTTTGTTTTATTTTCCATTGTATTTTTGTTTAATTAGGCGTTAGTTTTTTCTGAAGCTTCTTTAGCTTGTGCTTCTAAGTTAGAAATCATGTTATTAAATTCACTTATTCTTGATTGTAACAAATTATCATAAACAGTTGATAAGGTTTCTTTTTGTTTTTCGCTAGTGTATTGACCTTTGCTTTCATTAATGCTATCAATCATATCACTAGGAACTGAATCCTCTAACCAAACTTTGATATATGTTGCGATAAGTTCTGGGATATTGATTGTTGTGTTGGTCCACACACCATTGTTTTTTATTGAATAGTTTCCTTCAACATCTTTGTTTTCCAACCATTCTGGGATAAGATTTGGCATCTTACCGCTA